ATGGTGGTGGAGGAGGTGGATGATGTCTGAGGCCCTGCGCGCCCTCGACGCCATCGACGCGGCCTGCGCCGAGCTCGGGGCGGACCTCGCCCGGGCGGAGGCGGAGCTGCGGGCGCTGCTCTCCGCGCTCGGGGTGGAGGTGCCCGCGGGCGGCAACCCGTGACACCCGCCCCGGGCCGTGGTAGGCTCGGGGGGCCGGTCAGACCGGCGTTCATCGTGACGCTCTGGGCAGGTGAGGGCCGTTCCTCACCCCGGCGGGAGTAGCTACCCGCCGGGCTGCCCGGGGCTCACGCAGCCCACAGAGTGTCAATCATGAGCATCAAGAAGGCCCGTGGCGGGGTCATTCTCAGCCACGTCGACGTGCACCAGATCGTGGACGACTGGCGCCAGCATCGCGGCTTCATCCCCAAGCCCTGGAAGGCTGCGAGCATCAACCTCGATGTCGCGCTGATGCGGCTGGCGGAGCAGATCCGAGACGACGGCAACGGCTTCCCCTCGGCTGCCATGCTGGCGGAGCGCTGGGGCTGCACGGAGGGGCGCGCCCGGTGCCGGATGCCGAACAACGAGGAAGGTGAGGAGTGAGCCGCCCGGACGGGCAGGCCCCGTGGTCCGCGGTGCCTCACACGGTCTATGAGCGGTGGGTCCTGACCGCGGCCAAGCCCTTCCCCGAAGAGGACGCCGCGTGCGATTTCGACCACCTGACGCGCTGCGCCATCCACCGGGGGCACGAGATGCCCTCCGCGCGTGCGCTCGCGGCCCGCTGGGGCTGGAGCGCCGACAAGGCCGACAGGCTGGCCCGCGCGCTCCGCAAGCCGGGCGACCCGATGCCATCCCGGAGCCGTGCGGAGGTCGTGCGGAGGTCGTGCGGAGGTGATGCGGAGGTGATGCGGAGGTCGGAGGACGAGAACGTCGCGCCCATCGCACCGGACTGCGGAGGTGCTGCGGAGGTGCTGCGGATGTCGTGCGGAGGTGCTGCGGAGACTGTCGCTGAGAATGAGCCTGTGCAGGGCGTTTTGCTGGCCCCTAAGAACCAAGAAGAGAAGAACCAAGAAGGAGACAAGAAGACGCGCGCCAAGCGCGCTGGCTGGTCTGACGAACAGGTCCAGCAGGTGCTCAACGAGATGCACGCCATTGCGCTCAGCCACAACCCGGCGGCGCGCCCGCCCAGCTTCGCCACCTTCGCCCCGAAGGTCCGAGCGGCAGCCGCCAGCCTGCGCGATCTTGCGAAGGAGACGGGCCGGAGCGGTCGGGCGCTCATCATCGCGGCATGGTCGTGGTGGTGGGTGAACCCGAACAAGGACATCCGCGAGAACCGCCGGGGCGCCGATGGCTACCTCACTTGCCTGCGGCCGATCAACTGTCCCGGGTACGCGACGAAGTGGCTCGAACGTGAGGCCGAGAGCTACGTCCCGACCGCCGATGAAGCCCTCGCCGCCGTCCTTGAGGTAGGCTGCTCAGGCGCCGAGGCCCGCTACCCGGCCGGAGCGCGGTGCATCCGGCAGACCTTCGACTACGCGATGGGCGGTGACCTCGCCCGGATGCGGGCCCCGAAGGACCCCGCCAAGATGCGCGCCGCGTGGGCGGCCGGCTTCACGAAGTACCTCAACGCTCCCGCGCTCGCCCTGGTGTCCCGATGAACGCCCCGAAGAACCCCCACGCCGCGCCCCGGGACCTCGACACCGAGCGCGGGTACCTGGGCTCATGCCTCATCGTCGAGAACGTGGACCGCCAGCGGGAGATGCTGGACCTCGTGACCGCGGAGGACCTGTGGTCCGAGCACCATCGGGAGGTCTGGGGCCTCATGCGCCGGATGTCCCAGCGGGGCCTCGTGGACCTGCCCGGCATGTTCGCTGAGGCCATGCAGTCGTCGACGCTGGACCGCCTCGGCGGCCCGGAGGTGCTGACGACGTTGGGCGACCATGCGGTGCACTCCGCCCTGGTGGAGAGCTACGCGACCCGCCTGCGGGACCTGGGCCGGCGCCGGGCCGTGATCGAGCACGGGCTGCGGCTGGCGACCCTCGCGGGTGACACCGCCGTCGAGCTCGATCAGGTGGAGAAGGCCATCAGCGCGCCCCCGGCCGACTCCCGGGCCGCTGAGGAGGGCCGCTGGCATGACCCCGAGGCCGTGGCGCTGGCGATGATGGAGGACGCGATCGCGGCCCACGAAGCCGGGCGGCCCGTGCGGCGCGAGCGGTTCCCTGTCGGCATCCCCACCCTGGACCAGCGGCTGCACCTGGGGCGCGGGCAGGTGGCTGTGGTGGCGGGCCGTCCGAGCATGGGCAAGAGCGCCCTCGCGCAGCAGTGGGCCACGGCGTCGGCCCGGCGCGGGTTCTCGGTGGTCTACATCAGCCTGGAGATGCCCGCCCGGCTCATCGCGGAGCGCCACGCGGCGCAGCTGTACGGGGTGCCCTGGCGCGAGTACGCGACCCGGGCCCCGACCGCGCAGGAGGTGGCCTCGATCAGCATGGCCGCCCGGGACTGGGCAGACCTGGGCATCCGGGTGGATGACCGGCCGGGGCCGACGGTGGATCAGCTGGCCCGGGCGCTGCGCACGGCGCACCGGCGGCGGCCCATCGACCTGTTCGTGGTCGACCACATCGGCCTCGTGAGCCTCGGGCGGGCGAGCCGCTACGAGGGCATGACCGCGGTCAGCAACGGGCTTCTGGCGCTGGCGAAGGAGCTCAACGCGGGGGCCATCCTGCTGAGCCAGCTGAGCCGGGCGCACACCGGCCGGGCCGGCTCCGACGCAGGCATCCCCCGCCTGTCGGACCTCCGGGACTCCGGCGCCGTCGAGCAGGACGCCGACATCGTGGTCGGTGTCTGGCGGCCGAGCATGGACAACCCCGAAGACCCGGCGCCGGACGTGCTCAGCGTGCTCAAGGACCGCTCCGGCGGCTCAATCTCGCGGGTGCCGTCGCTGTTCGACGGGCCGCGGCAACTCTGGACCGAGCGGGACCTCACCCGCCCGGAAGATGGGGAGGACTGGTGATGACCGAACAGACCATCAGGGACCTGGACATCGCCGTCGTCGGCGACGAGGTGCGCGCCCGCTGGGAGGACCGGGCCACGGGGCTGCGGCACCGGGTCGGCTACGGGTTCGAGGCCGGGCACCTCGTGCAGCGGTGGGCCGCCTCGGACCGCTTCGGAGACGGGCAGTGGCGCGAGGTCTGGCGCGAGGCTTGGCCGCTGCTTCAGCGGGTGGGCTGGGAGACGCCCAAGCGGGTGGACTCGGCCTGCCGGGTCATGGCCCAGCGGGAGCTCCGCCTGCCCGAGGTCATCGAGCGGGAGGGGCCCCGTGCCTGAGCTCACGCAGGGCAAGGCCGCCAAGAAGGGCGGCCGGCCGACGCTCTGCACCCCCACGAACATCCGGCTCGTGGCCGAGGGCATCCGCAAGGGGTTGTCGCTGACCGCCGCCTGCGAGGTGGTGGGCATCGGCGCTTCGACGGCGAACGCCTGGATGAATGGCAAGATGATGAAACACCGGAGGTTTCAGGAGGCCGTGAAACGTGCAACAGCCGAGCGTGAAACATCGCTGGTGCAGCGGCTCACCGCGCTGCAGGGCGATGAGGACGCCGCGGTCGCCCTCCGGGCCGTCACCTTCGAGCTGGAGCGCCGCCACGGGTGGACGAAGACGCAGGCCGTCGAGGTCTCCGGCCCCTCCGGCGGCCCCGTCCGCGTGGACGTGGACCCGGCCGATGCCATCCGCGCGCTGGCCCCCTTGACGGGCCCCACGGGATAGCGTACAGTGTACGGGCGCGCCGGCCCCATGCCGGCCGCCCTGGAGCCGAGATGACGCCAGAAGAGGCGCAGTACGCCGCCGAGACACACCTGTTCCTCAGCCGTGCGCTGCGTGAGAACGCGCGGCTGATGTGCAATGAGGCCCGCAACGCGCCCGCATGGGGTGAAATGCAGGGCCGCATCGAAGCCACTGCGCGACGCGCCGAAGCCGCCGAGGCCCGCGTGCGCGAGCTGGAGGCCATGGTGGCCGGGCGTGCCAAGTGAGCGCCCACCCCTGGAACGCGCCCCCGAGCGCGACCGTGGACGCCCTCGCCGAGCACACGAGCGGGGCGGTGGCGCAGACGGTGCGCGCGGCCTACGCCGACGGCTACTTCGACGGGTGGCACGCCGCGCAGCGCGAGGCTGCCCCGCGCATCGCCGCGCTGGACCGGCGCATCACCGCCATGGGCATCGACGCAGCCGGGGAGGCCGCGCGCTTGGCCTACCTCCGGGGCGAGGTCGACCGGCTGGCGCCCGAGGCCGCGCAGGCCCGGACGCTGGCCGCGGCGCTGGCCCGTGCCGAGACCGAGGTGCAGTCGCTCCGCCGCGAGGTGGAGCACCTCAAGCGCCTCGCCGGGCTGCCGGAGGGCATGTGACGCCTGCCCGCCGCGAGCTGGCCCGCTGGGCCATCGTGGAGTGCACCCGGCCCCGGGACCTGTCGGCCCGGGTGCAGGCCCTCGCCCGGGAGGAGGGGGTCAAGCCGCCGACGGTCTGGCGCAGCATGTCGGAGGTCATCCGGGACAGCCTGGATGCCCGCAAGGAGGCGCTGAGGCTGGGCGGGTATCCGCCGATGCACATCGGCTCCGGCGTGACGGTCATCCTTCACGGCCCCGCCGTCGGGCAGGGCCGGCCCCGCATCATGGGCGGCCGAGCCGCGGGCTCGGGGCTTGCGTCGGAGTGGGCCCGGCTGAGGGCCGAGTCGGCATGGGTGCAGCAGCGCGAGCTCGGGCCGGTGCTCTGCGCCGACGCCTTCATGTGCCGCATCGAGGTCTACCGGCCCAAGGGGCGGCTCGTGAAGCCCGACCCGGACAACGTGGCGAAGCTCCACCTCGACGCCCTCGGCGACGCCGGGTGCATCGTCAACGATGCCCGCTGCCGGTCGCTGGCAGTGGACGTGCTCGCGGGCCAGGAGCGGGTGCAGGTGATGCTTATCGCATGCCTCTGACGCTCCCCGAGGCCGTCGACATCGTGCTCGGGCGCGCCCCCATCCCCGAGGGCGTGACCCGGGCCGACGCCGACCTGTGCGCGGCGGTCCACGCGATGCTGGCGGACCCGAAGCGGTACCCCCTCGCGGCGGTCCGGCTCTGGCGCCCGGAGTGCCTGACCTGCGACGACCGGACGAAGCCGGGGGCCTACCGCCCGTCCCCGGTCGACGGGGTGGAGTGCCGCGGGGTGACGATGATGCCCGAGGGCGACCGCTGGCGGTGCCCGTCCTGCGGGGTGGTCGAGGCCCGGACGTCGCAGTGGGCGGCGGTGCGGGACATCCTCGCGTCGGCCGCTGTCGAGGTCATCATCCTGGGGGGCAACCGGAGCTCGAAGACCACCACGGGCGCCATCCTCGGCACCCTCTGCGCGCGCGGGGCGGCGGACCCGGAGGTGCGGGTCATGCTGGCGGCCAATGGGCTGGAGGCGGGCCGCCTGAACGTCGAGCCCCGGCCGGTCTACGTCGTCGGCATCACCGGCGCCGACAGCGTGAAGACGCAGCGGCCGAAGTACGAAGAGCTCGGGGGCCCCGGGTTGTCATGGCGCAACCGGGACGGCCCCGGAGACAGCACCATCGGCCCGCCCGATGCGTCGCCCGGACGCCCGGGCACCTGCAACTTCCTGTCGGCCGAGCGCGGCGCCAAGGCCTTCCAGGGCGTCTCGGCCGGCCTCGTGCACCACGACGAAGACCACGCCGACTGGGAGGTCTGGCAGGAGGCCGGGTGGCGCGTCGCTGACTGCGCCGGGTGGCAGCTCCTGACCGCGACCCCGACCCGCGGGTGGACGCCGCTCCTCACGGGGCTGATGCGACCCGAGACCCCGCGGCCGCCGCCGCTGGTCTGCCGTCTGGACAGCCTCGACAACCCCCATGTGCGCCGGGACAGCATCGACCGGATGCTGCGGGGCCTGTCGCCGACGCTGCAGCGGATGCGCCGCATGGGCGACGTGGTCGCGCTGGAGGGGCTGGTTCACCCGGGGTTCGACCGGCTGCGCCACGTCATCCCGGCCGCGCCCATCCCGCCCGAGGCCCCGCGGTGGATGGCGATCGACTGGGGCGTCCGCGACCCCTTCGCGGCCCTCTGGCTGGCCCGGGTGGGCGAGACGTACCACGTCTACCGCGGGCGCTACGAGGCCGGCTGCAGCCTCACCGAGCACGCGAAGGCCATCCACCGGGCCGAGGCGTGCCCGGCGTGCTGGGCCGAGCAGGACCCCCGCGGCGAGGCCAACGCCGTGCGGCTCATCGAGGGGTGCCCCGTCTGCCGTGAAGCGCACCCCGGGCGCTCCGAGCCGTACCCGCGGCGCCGGGTGGCCGACAGCGCCGGCCTGGACCAGAGGAAGGAGTTCCACGCGATGGCTCTCCCGACTGTGCCCGCGACCAAAGACCGCGCCGCCGGGTACCTCGCCATCGAAGAGCTCCTGCAGGCCGACGCCGACGGCCGGGTGGGCCTCGTGATCCACGATGTCCCGGGCCTGCGCCCGCTCATTGAGGAGCTTGAGGGCCTTCGGTGGCGCCGTGACGACCCGACCGGGACCGCGCGGCAGCAGATGCAGACCGAGGGCGCTGACCACGCATGGGACGCGCTGCGGTATGCCCTGATGGCCGCGCGCTCGGGGTGACGCCTCTCGGCGCCCGTGGTACGGTGCGCCCATGCCCGACCCGTCCCCCTCCCTGCTGACCCGCGCGTGGCGGTGGCTGACTGCCGCCGAGGCGCCCCTCGTGATCGAGCGGTCCACGGGGCCGCTGCCCATCGCGGAGGCCGACGAGCGGCGGTACGTCGCGGGCTCAGACTGGGTGGCGGGCACGGCGACGCCGCCGCTGTACTCGCCGCTGCAGTCCCTCGCGGGCGCCAAGTCGAACCCGTTCCTGTGGGCCGCGCTCCTCAAGGTCAGCGACGCGGCCGCCTCTCTGCCCATCGTGGCGCTACGGGACCGGCAGACCCCCGAGGGCGTCGAGACGACCCGGGTGCCGTCCGCGGCGCTGGAGCTCCTGCGGCAGCCGTCGCCGGGCGTGACGGGGCTGCGGCTCCGGCGACAGCTCATGCTTGACCTGCAGGCCAGCGGGAACGCCGTCTGCATCGTGCTCCGGGCCCCCGGCGGCGCCGCCACCATGCGCCGGGTGCACCCCGGGCGGGTCCGCATCGAGCCCGGCTCCACCGGGGAGCCCCGGGCCTACCTCATCGGCCCGAGCGGGGAGGAGACGTACTACGACCCGGCCGACGTCATCCACATCGCCATGCCCACCGCCGAGGATGGCGTGTACGGGCTGTGGGGCACCGGGTACGTCGAGGTGCTGCGGCGCGACCTTCTGGCTGACGAGGCCCTTGCGGAGCGCGCGCGTCGCAACGGGGCCACGGGCAGGCCGGCCGCGGTCCTTGCGCCCAAGGGCGACATGGGGTGGGACGAGGTGCAGCGTCGCGCCGCGGACATCGCCGTCAGGGCGATGATGAAGGCCAACGACGGCGGGGTGCTCACGCTCTCTGGTGACGCCGAGCTCAAGCCCATCGGGTGGGCGCCCCGGGAACAGGACCTGCCCGCGCAGCGGACGTTCGTGCGTGAGCAGGTGATGGCGGTGACCTCTGTGCCCCCGACCGTGATGGGCCTGCCCGGGGCCAACTACGCGACGGCGTACCAGGAGGCGCAACTCTTCTGGGGCCACGTCCGCGACCTCTGCCGTCTCGTCGACGACGGCCTGAGCCGCCTCCCCGCCATGCTCGGGGAGTCCCCGGCCGTCCGCCTCGCGCATGACTTTGGCGGGGTGCCGGAGCTCCAGCCCGACAGGGTGGAGCGCATCGCCAACGTGGCGCAGTGGGTCAGCCTCGGGGCCGACCCCGACGACGCGGCCGCATACGAGGGCTTCGCCGACGCCCCCGACCTCTCTACCGACTCAGCGGCCCCGCCCGCGCCGGGTGCTCCAGCGGACGACCCGGGCGGGGCCCCTCTCTCCCCTGACGACGCGGCAGACCTGATCGCGCAGGCCCGCGCCGTCATCTCTGCCGCCGACCCTGACGACCCCGACGAGCTCGACGCGCTGACGGAGGCGCAGGACCTCGCCCGGATGGTGCTCGACGCTCTCGACGGCGAGGGCACCTGATGCCGTGGGACGTGCCCCAGGGGGCCCGCAAGGCCGCCCGGCGGGGGCTGCACCTCCGGCGGGCCGGGCACCGCGGTGGGACCGCTGAGGGCGCGCGGACGGCCTCGGCGCTGGCCTCGGGGTCCATCGGGGACGACTTGGCCCGCAAGCTGGTGAGGTGGTTCGCGCGCTTCGGGGGCACGCTCGCCACGGAGGCCCGCCGCCAGCCGGGGTGGGGGTCTACGACGGACCCGAGCCCCTTCTACGTCGCGTGGCTGCTGTGGGGCGGGGACTCGGGCGCCGCGTGGGCCCGCCGGCTCCGGCGCGATGACGAGCTCTTCCCCGATGGCTGACGGGGCCGCCGTCCGGCGTCGCGCTCTCGACAGGCACGCCCGGGCGCTGGCCCGCGAGTGGCGGCGCCTCCTGGGCGAGCAACTGCGGAGGTACCAGCGCCGCATCGCCGACACCCTGCCGGCCGAGCGGTCGGTGCAGCGGATGCTCACGGCGGGAGACCTTGAGCGCATCCTTGCCGGCCCCGAAGAAGTGGCCCGGCTTCTGGAGGACTTCGGCCGCGAGGTGCTTGAGGCTGCCATCCGTGAAGCCCTGCGGCGGGAGCTTGCCGCTCTCGGCAGGGCTGCCCTGTACGACGCCCTGACCGTGGTCCAGGCCGCGGACCTGCAGCTCGGGCGGATGGTGGTCGAGGTCAGCGACTACACCCGGGAGCGCGTCGGCATCGTCGTCTCCGAAGGCATCGAGGCCGGCGCATCGGTGAATGACATCCAGAAGGCCCTGCAGGAAGACCAGGGCTTCAGCCCCATGCGCGCCCTCCGCATCGGCCGCACAGAGGCGGCCCGCGCGCAGACGGAGGGGCAGCTCGCGGCCTATCAGCAGGCCGTGGCCGACGGGGTGGACTTCGAGGTCGAGTGGAGCAGCGCCGGCTTCGGGGAGCGCCCCGAGCACCGCGCGCTGGATGGGCAGCGGGTTGCGCCCGGGGGGCTCTTCGTGGTACCGATAGGCGCAGACGTGGAGCCGCGCTATGTGGGCGCCACGGCCCCCGGTCCTGCGCTCTTCACGCAGCCCGGGTTGTCGATCAACTGCCGGTGCACCCTCGTCCCGCGCGTGCGGAGGCCCCCCGAATGACCACCTTCGCTGCCGTCTCAGCGCCCCCCGGCCTCGTGCTGCGGCAGCTCGCCCACGGGTCCGCCCGCGCTCTCGGCGCGATGGCCGAGGCCGCTCGGGTGTCCGAGCGGGACATCCCCGAGGTGCTGACCCGCGGCGCCGACTGGGCCACGCTGCACACCATCGGCGACGCGCTGGGCATCCCTGACCACCGGCTGCTTGGGCGGGCGTTCGTGCAGGTCGCCCGCATGGACGGCGAGGGCGACGACGACGACGACAAGCCCGGCTATGGCTTCGTGATGTCGTCGGCCACCCCGGACCGGGCCCGCGACATCGTGCAGCAGGACTGGGTGCTGGACGAGTTCACGCGCAACCCGGTCGCCCTCTGGGCGCACCGCTACGACGAGCCCGCCGTTGGCGTCTGGCGCGACGTGGCCGTGCGCGACGGCGCCCTGCGGGGCACGCTGGAGCCCCGGCCCGTCGAGTCGTACCCGCTCTCCATGACCGTGGACGCGCAGCTCCGGGCCGGCACCCTGCGCACCGTCTCGGTCGGGTTCCGCCCCGGCAACGTGCTGTGGCGCGGGTCGGCCGACCTCAAGGGCACCGACCTCTACGATGAGCGCGGCGGCATGGTCTTCATGGCCCCCGTCCTGATGGAGTGCTCGCTCACCCCGATGCCCATGAACCCGGACGCGCTGGCCGACGCGCAGCGCGCCCTCCCCCTCTCGCCGGCGCAGACCATCCGCGCCGCCGTCGCCGAGACGGCGCACCCGCTGGCGCACCTGTTCCCCCGGCCCTCGACGGGCCACACCCCAGGAGGCCGCCATGGCCGCTGACATGACCGACATCCGGTCGCCCGAAGAGCTCGCCGCGTGGGTCAAGTCCCAGGGTGAGCGCGTCACCAAGCTGGAGCGCAGCGTGGCCGAGAAGGAGGTCACCATCGAGCGGATGGCGGCCGACTTCAAGAGCGCGCAGCAGACCATCACCACCCTCTCGGCGCAGAAGTCCGCCGCCCCGGACCTGTCCGGCTCCGACCGCGACCTCGCCGCCTTCATCGTCGATGGCAAGGTGGTCGCCCGCAGCTTCGACAAGGGCGACACCCGCCCCCGCGCCCGGCACCTGCCCGGCCTGCTCGACTCCAAGCCCATCCACCCGTGGCAGGCCGAGTTCCAGAAGGCCGTCGAAGACCACACCCTCGCCATCACCGCGATCCACGGCACCCCGGCGCTCGACAACGCCGACCTGATGGTGCGCGGCTGCCGGCCCACCTACGAGGCCATCCAGGCGGTGTTCCGCCGGGCCCCCGAGGCCATCCGGCGCGCCTTCGACAGCGCGACCGGCACCGGCGGCGACTTCATCCCCACGCCGCTCCTGGCGAGCCCGCTGTGGCAGGTCGAGGAGTTCGACCCCGACGGCCTCCTCGGGCTCTTCGACGAGACCCCGATGACCTCCAGCAGCGTCGAGCTCCCTCTCGGCACGCTGTACCCGAAGCCCTACAAGCTGACCGGGCAGACCGGGGACAACCCGGCCGCCTACAAGACCTCCAGCGTCGGCACGGACAAGCTGACCATCACCGCCAGCGGTCTGGCTGTCATGGTCTTCATGCACGAGGACGCGACCGAGGACAGCATCGTCCCCGCGCTGCCCTTCATCCGCGAGTCGATGGTCCGCTCGATGGCCATCGGCGAGCGGCTGTGCGTGGTCAACGGCGACACCGCGGCCAGCCACCAGGACGCCCTCTCGACCTGGGACCCGGGCGGCATCTTCGGGGACGCCGGGGACAGCACTGACCACTACCTGCGCAGCTGGCTCGGGCTGCGGGCGCTGAGCAAGGACCAGAGCAACAGCGTCGACCGCGGCACCTTCAGCCTCTCCACCTTCGCCACCGACGTGGCGGCGGTGCAGGGCCCCCGCGGCGGCCGGGGCGACCTCGTCCTGCTCACCTCCTTCCAGGCGCACGTCCGCAAGATCGCCAGCATGACCGGCGTGGTGAGCGCGAGCGACTACGGCAGCAACGCCCCGGTGGTCCGCGGCGAGGTCGCCAGCATCTACGGCGTGCCCGTCATCCTGACCGACGCGATGACCTCCGACCTCGCGGCGGCCTCCGGGCTCTACGCGAGCGCGAGCGACACCACGTCGGGCGCCCTGCTCTTCAACCGCCGCCTCTACCGCCGCTTCGTGCGGGTCGGCACGAGCGTGGACATGCAGCGCGACATCCGCGTCGGCGGGTCGTACCTCCGGGCGCGCAACCGCCGCACCTACGTCAATCTGGCCAAGTCCGGCCAGAAGACCGTCCGCTTCCTCTTCAACATGTGATCGGAGGGTCCCGATGTTCATGCTCATCTGTCTGCAGCTCGACCAGGGCACGGCCGGCACCGCCGAGACGGTGTACGCGACCATCCCCACGGGTGGCGCGTCCAAGTGGGTGGTCCGCGGCGCCGAGTTCCAGCCCGACACCAACCGCACCGCCGACAACACCGACTACGCCACCGTGGCCGTCAAGGTCGGCAGCACCACGCTCGGCAGCTTCACCACGCAGATCACCGGCAACGGCAACCTGACCGCCGGCACCCCGGTGGCCTTCACGCTGACCGGCGCCGAGGCCGCCCCGCACACGGCCGGGGACAGCCACATCAACGTGGCGGTCACCAAGGCCGGCTCGGGCCTCGCCGTCACGGGCATCGTCACCCTGCTCGTCGAAGCGGTCCGCGCCTGATGCCCGCCGCCCCCGTCATCGACCGGGCCATGCGCTCGCCGGTGGCGGGGGCTCTGCCGTCTGTGGCCGGCGACCCGTCCGAGGTCTGCCGGCGCATCGCCTCGGGGGCCCTCGACGGGGCGCTCGGGGCGCTGCTCTTTGCCGCGCCGCCGTCCCTCTCGGCGGAGGTGCGGCACGCGCTGGAGGAGCGTCACCGGGCGCTCGTGATGCTCGCCACGGGGGCCCCATGCCGGTGATCTCAGCGGCGACCGTGCGGGCTCAGCTCACCGGTGCCGTCTCGGGCGACGACACCCTCATCGGGACCCTCGTGGACCGGGCCGATGCGGCGCTCGCCGAGTGGATGCGCTTCCCGCTGCCGGACGCCGGCACCCGGACGCTCGGCGCCGCCACCTACACGCTCTACCCGGGCCTCATGGGCATCGACCCCAGCGACCCGCTGGTGATGCTCCTGCCGGTGCGGCCGGTCATCTCGGTGACCTCGGTCTACATCGACCCGGAGCGGTCCTACGGCGCGGCCACGGCCGTGGCGAGTGGGGACCGGGACCTCGACACGGTGCTCGGGGCCATCGTGCTCCGCGACTCGGCGGGCACGGGCTGGAGCTCGGCCCTGCGCGCGAACAAGGTGACCGTCTCGGCGGGCTGGGCCACGCTGCCCGGGTCGCTGGCTCAGGCCATCGTGATGCAGGTCGGCCACTGGCTGGCGCACACCCGCACGGCCGGCCGGCTGACGATCGACGACGGCCAGAGCCGGGTGGACCTGACGGCGCTGGACCTGCTCCCCGAGGTCAAGGCGCTGGCGCAGACCCATCGGCTGGTCGCGCCGTGAACGTCCGCCAGCTGGCCGACCGGCTGCAGCTCGCCGCAGGCGGGGCCATGCGGGCGGAGCTGCGGCGCCGTCTGGACACCGTCTCCAAGTTGATGGAGGCGGCCGGCAAGGACAACGCGAAGGCGCGCATGAAGACCCGCAGCGGCCTGCTCCGGCGGTCGATTGCGGGCTTCGTGCGCAGCGAGGGCGCCCCTCGCGGGGGCATCGGGCCGCTCAGGCAGGGCGCGGACATCGAGGTGGGCGTGGCCGCCGGGGGCGTGACGCTGGCGGGCGCCGAGGTGGTCTACGCCGGCATCCAGGAGCGGGGCGGGACCGTGCGGCCGGTGCGCCGGCGGTGGCTCGCCATCCCCACGGACTCGGTGAAGACGAGGGACGGGGTGAGCCAGTACAAGACCCCCCGGGACTTCCCCCGGCCCCTGCGCTTCGTGCAGTTCCGCCCGGACCTCGCGGCCTTGATTGAGGTACCCCGCCGCAAGGCCAAGAAGGCCCCTCCAGCGCGTCGGCAGAGGGTCGCCCGGGTAGAGAGGCGCCAGCGGACCCGGAGGCGCGAGGAGCGGCCTCAGTACCCCGTGCGGTGGTGGCTGGTGAAGCAGACCACCATCAGGGCCAAGTGGTACCTCCGGGACGCCTTCGACGCCGAGGCCCGCCGGGTGCCCGCCGCCCTCGCCGACGTGCTAAGCTCGGCGCTGGAGGGCCTGCCGTGACGACGCTTGCCGCCATCCGCGCCGCGGTCGCCACCCGGCTCGCGCTCATCGCTGGGTCGGCCCCGTACACGACCTCGGTGGGCAGGCGCATCGCCTACGGCCTCGACGCGGCCCCGCACGCTCAGGCGCCGTGCCTGCGCTACCAGCTGGGCGCGACCCGCGCTGAGAGGGGCGGGCAGCTCGGGGGCTGGCGCCGCAGCGTCGAGGTGGTAGTTGAGGCGTTCATCGGCGGCGGAGCCTCCGGCGGGCTGGAGGACGTGGAAGACGCAGCCTCAGCCGTGGTGGCCGACATCCTGACGGCCCTCGCCGGGGGCCCGACCCTGGGCGGCATCGTGTGGGACCTCGACGCGGTCGACGCTGACCCGGCGATGGCCCCCGCCGAAGCGTCCGACGGCATGGCCGTGGTCCGGGTCACGGCCACCTACTCCTGGGAGGAGCGCATCTGATGGCGTGGTACGACGACGCATACGCCCGCCGGGTGCCCATCGTGGTCGACGACCGCGCCGGGTCGGGCTCGCGTGACGTGACGGCGGCGGTGCCGTCGACCCTCGCGGAGTTCTGGGACTCGATCCAAGCCGACGGCGACGACATCCGGGTCACCCTCGACGACGGCGTGACCCCGGTGACCTACCAGTGGTCGGGCTTCACCTACGCCACCCGCACGGGCTCCGTGCAGGTGGACAACGCGACGGCGCCTCAGAGCGCCATGAACGTCCTGTGGCTCTACTTCGGCAACGCCAGCGCCACGTCGGGGGCCGGTTCCTTCACCGCCTCCAGCGCCCGGACTGGGCACATCACCGCCACGGTGCCCGGCCCGTCGGTGCCCATCCTGCAGGGCCTCGCCGCGGGCCAGCGGCCCCCGTCGGTTTGGGTCGGCGCGACCGGCGAGAGCCGCCGCATCTGGTGGGACCTCACCGGCATCCTCTCGCCGCTTCGAGCGCCCTCCGAGGGCCAGACCTCCGGGCAGGAGGTGCAGGCCGTCATCGCCGACGCGCAGGACAGCGGCGCCGGCGCCTCGTCGCTGTGGGTCGCCGGGTCCGAGCGGGTCATCGTGACCCCGGACGGCCGCACCCTCGCGGGCTACATCGCCACGGGCGGCGCCGACGGCGGCCGCTACACCGACCGCCTCAAGGTCTGGACCTCCGACGGGGAGCTGTACGTCCTCTCGGGTCAGCGCAACACCTTCACCGTGCAGGAGCCGTAGCAATGGCCCCCATCCCCCATCTTCGCGGCGCCAACACGCTGGTCAACGTGGCCATCGAGGGCACCTACGGCACTTCCCAGGCGCAGGCGGCCTTCTCGCTGCGCGTCGAGTCGATCGAGGCCACCACGGGCGCGGCCCGGCCTCAGCTTCGGGCCCTCGGGCTGGGGTCGAAGGGCTTCGCAGGCCCGACCTACAAGGAGAGCACCAGCGCCTCCTTCACGATGCGCATCCGCGCCCACTACACGGTCGACGGCCTCGCCACGCTGCTTCGGTGGATGCTGTGGGGCACCTGGGGGACCACGGGCGCCGGGCCCTACACGCACACGCTGACCGCCGGCGCGACCCGCATCGGGGCCACGGTCCGCTTCAACACGGGCACCGTGGTGGGCAGCGCGAACGACGAGGCCGTGACCCTCGTGGGCGCCACCGTCTTCTCGGGGTCGCTCCGCATCACCGCCCCCGGCGTGATGGACATCGAGCTGAGCGGCGAGGCCCTGAGCTTCAGCCGCTCCAACACCGCGCACAGCCTCAACGCGGCCGCCAGCGCGAACACCCCGGTCCTGCACCATCAGGCCGGCACCCTCGCCTGGAACAGCACCACGCTGGCCCTCAACACCCTCGCGCTGGAGATCGACAACGCGCTGCAGGCCGTCCGCCGTCTCGGCGACCTTGGGCCGGGCGACTTCGCCCCGTCGGGCAGCCGCACGGCCCGCATGACCTCGGACCTCTACGACGGTGGCGAGGGCTTCGCCAGCTCGCAGGTCGACGGCGACACCGACGACGCGGTCATCTCCTTCACCGACGGCACCAGCACCCTTGAGCTCACGCTGGCCGACGCGCAGGTGGCCGAGCCCGTGGCCGACCGCATCAGCGGTCCCGGGGCCAAGGTGGTCAGCATCGTGTGGGCGAGCACGGGCGACGACCCGGTCTCGATTGAGCTCGTCAACGCCAACAGCACCGCGGAGGCCGCGTGACCGTCGCCGCCTTCCTGGCGGCCGCCGAGGCCGCGCAGACGCACGAGGTGGCGCTGGACAGCGTCCCCGGGTGCAGCGTCCGCGTGCGCGAGCTCTCGCCCATGGACGCCCTTCAGGTCGAGGGCCTGCTCGCGTCCATCGCGGCGCGGGCGGTCCCCGCTCTCGGCGGCCCGGCGGGCCCGCTGACCCCCGACGAGGTGCGGCACCTGCACCGGGCGGCCGTGCTCGGCATCACCGCCATCCGCACCCCGGAGACGCCGGAGGGCGAGTGGGAGCCCGTCCGCTTCGTGATGGACCCCGCCGACGGGTGCATCCCCGTGGCCGTGCTCATGGCTGGGGATCTCGGCAGGGTCTACGCAGCGGCCATCGGCGCCGGGAGGCGGGCCGCCGACACGGCCCGGGCCTTTCGCCACGGGGCCGCTCGGGGACTGGAGCCCGGAGTTCCTGATGGTGTCGGCGATGGCCCGGCAGGCGAAGACCTCGCCGTCGGGCCTGCCGTGGCTGCGGGCTGAGGGCGTGGAGGGCGCGTGGCGGCTGTTCTGTTTCGACCACATGCACCGCGTCGTGATGGAGGGGCAGGCCGCTGACTTCGTGCGGTCCGCCAAGGGCGGGGTTACCGTCACTATGCCAGCCCCGGGAACCTGATGGCCGCCGTCGAGTACGTCCTCCGCATGACCGGGCTCCCGCAGGCCGAGCAGGGCCTCGACGCTGTGGCCGGCGCGGCGCGCGGCGGGGCTGCCGCTCTCGACGCTCTCGGCCAGTCGGCCACCCCGGCGGGCAACGCCATCGCGGGGTCGATGACGGAGGCGCAGAGGGCCACGGCGCAGGCTGAGGCGGCGCTGGAGCGACTGCTCTACGCGCAGGCGTCGGGCTCCCAGCGGGCCGTCATGGACCTGCAGAAGCAGGTTGCGGGCCTCGATGCGCTGGCAGCGGCCGGTGCTGACGCCGCCACGGTTGAGCGGGCGCGTGCCCTCGCGGCACAGCAGGGGGCGGCCCGCATCGCCAACGCGCTGGACATCGAGCGCGGCAAGGCGGGTCAGCTCGCGGTGGACCTCGACGGCCTCGACGTGGCCTCGCGGCGCTCATCGCAGGGCCTGTCCTCCATCGCCATGCAGATGCCCGACGTGATCGCAGGGCTGGCCTCGGGGCAGTCCGCGGTGACCGTCTTCATGCAGCAAGGGCTGCAGGTCTTTCAACAGAACCTGTCCAGCCTCCTGCCGCTGCTCGCGTCGGTCGGCCCCGCGCTGGCGGTCGTCGGCACGGCTGCGGCCGCTCTCGGCGGGGTCTACCTGTACCTTGCGGACTCGGTGGAAGAGGCCGAGGAGGCCATGGCCCGGTCGGCGGCCGCGGCCACGGCGATGCAGGACGCGCACGGCCAGCTGGGCGACGTGATGCTGTCGCTCTCCGACGAGGTGGGCCTGCTCACGGGCGCCATCGACCGCGAGGCCATCGCGCAGCGACGGCGGGACCAGACCATCCGCGAGGGCTTCGGGGTGGTCGAGCAACAGCTGCGACTCAAGGAACAGTCGCTGGCGCTGGAGCTTGCTGGCGTCGAGGCCGCGCTGAGGTCTGGCGACGTCACGAAGGCCAACGTGCTCGCGCAGCAGCGGCTCACGGAGCAGCTTGCGGCATACGCAAAGACCCGTGAGCAGATTGTGTCGCGTCGTGACAGGGCCCTTGCTGATTCGGAGCTCGTCGCCTTCGGTCAGCGGTCGCTGCGTGAGGCTGGCGCGGCGGGTGCCGGCCGCACGGTCCGGGCCACGGCCGCGCCTGCCGCTGAGCCCCCGCCGGTGATCGTGGACATGGCGGCCCTGTCGCGGGAGATGCAGAGCTTCGCGGTCTTCACCGGCGGCGACCTTGGGCCCCTGTCGGATGCCCTCGCCGAGTCGGCTGAGGGCTTCGAACGTGCCTCACGGGCCCTCGCCCGGGCGCGCAGCCCGGAAGAGCTCGCAGCCGCTGTGGATCGGGCCTCCACCGCGTCGGCCGCAGTCGGCGTCGCGGGCTCCGCCCTGCGAGGCAACCTCGGCGGCGCCGTGACGGGCCTCGGGGCCATGCTCGGGCCGTCCGCGGCTGCCCTGGGCCCCATCGGCGCCGCCATCGGCGTGGCGCAGGGCATCGGGGCCACGGCTGAGGCGCAGGGGGTCAGCGTGGCCGACGTGACGACGCAGGCGGTGGAGGGGGCCGTGGGCGCCCT